CACGACCGTGAGTGTCACCTTCGGCACACAGACCAATGTGCCTCTGACTGCAGCCATCGTTGGTACGGAGCTGGGTTTCTTCACTGGCACGGCCAACACCACCACCACCTACTCAAGCTTGACTTTCGCCTGCTGGGCCAACTTCATCTACCTGGACCAGGCTGAGCGCAAGTTCTTCGCCGAGAACAGCCACGACCTGCTGATTCACCAGGTGAACCGTGTGCCAATTGGCAGCAACCCAGTGCAGGAGCTGTCCCTGGCACAGCCGGTCAAGTTCATCGCCTTCCAGTGCCAGCGTTACGACAATGTGTTCCAGAACGGCAACAACTCGCTGGGCGCTTCGAGCTACATGCTCAAGACCCAGATTAACGGCGTGGATGTTGGCGAGTTCCGCCACCTGCCCCAGTGGGTCGACATGCCCCAGTACTACAACACGCCCTTCGGCTACATGCACAACAACCTGCAGGCGAATGTGGCCATCATCAGCTACTGCCTGGACACCTCCAAGAGCCAGCCAACCGGCACCATCAACTTTTCACGCCTGGACACGTACCGCATCGTCACCCCGGTGACCTTGTCGGACGCTCTGGGTCGCACCGGCCCACTGGCCCTGACCAACCCCAATGTGTCTAGCCCGTACTTCTACGCAGTCAACTACAATGTGCTCAGAATCAAGAACGGAATGGCAAGTGTTTTGTACGCAAATTAAATTGGAAAAATATAGTAATGCCCTTGTGGTTTTGGTTAATCATCTTTGCAATCGTGTTTCTGATATCATACGACAAACGCAGCGGGAAACTCCAGGATTTTTTTGGACCGGACTTAGTAGAGAGTCACCATGGCGGCTCGAGAAGTTCAGAGGGAGAGGCACAAAGCGGTAGCAATACCGATGAGCCAAATTGAAGGCATCCCCCATTTTCTGGTCGTTCACGACAGGCGATACAAAGAATGGACTTTTGTCACAGGCGGGTGTCGCCGACGCGAGATTATCAACCCACTTCGGTGTGCGGTCCGAGAACTCGAAGAAGAAACACGCGGAACGATCAACTTGAAGAGAGGATCATACACCTACTTCAAGTTTTCGACCAACACTCCCGAACCGAGAGACATCGAGGACGGAGTTGATGTTGTCAATCATTACCATGTCTATGTCTTTGACCTACCAATGACACCGATCGAACAGAGACACATAGTCCGGCGATTCAGAGAGGAGAAGGAAAAGATGGAGGGACATGTCGTGCCGTTCCGCAAAAATTACGACGAAAATGACGAGTGTGAATTCGATACACTGGAGGGAATCGAAAATCGGTCAAACCTATGGCCGATGATTCGGGCCCATGTCATCAAGAATCCTGAATTTATAAATGCAATTCGAAATAAAAACAAGACACCTTTTAATTTAAGAATCTAAATGGAAATTGTTGTGTCCAGATTTAATGAGTCGATTGACTGGACCAAGAATCTCCCGTACAAAGTGCATGTGTACAACAAAGGCGGTGATGCTCTCGAGGGGACAATTCCACTTGAGAATATCGGTCGCGAGGCTCACACCTATCTTCACTTTTTAGTTGAAAATTACGAAAACTTGCCAGAGTACATTGTGTTCCTCCAAGCAAACCCATTTGACCACATCGGTCCGGAATTACCCCTGCAGGAGTGGCATGCGTGTCTCAAGAAAAAGGGGTACACGCCCAATCTGACTGCCGTGAGTTTCCCTGCGTTCTTCCATGAATCACGCCCGGATGTGAAGCAGTGTCCTCTTGATCTCGGTGAATGGACCAAAAAGCACATCGGCGACGGACCAGAATTTCCTCACCTGCTCATGTACATCGGAGCCTGTTTCGGGGTCCGCCGAGACTTTGTCCTGTCACGGTCACGCGAGTACTACAAAAACCTACTGGACCAGCACACCTCGTGCAATCCAGACGAAGCTTATTTCATGGAGCGTTTGTGGGTCTATGTGTTTGGCCTGCACAGACGATTCACGCGGCGCGTGGATTAAGAATGAAAAAGAACTCGAGCGATACTAGATGACTCCTTCGAAGTTGTGGTACGCGCAGAAGCTTGTAGAGCTCAGAAACGACGGCTCCAAACCCGAGGACCTCGCGGAACAGATGACGATCCGCCGTCTATGTTACGAAATCGAGAAGCTTGAGGAGCTCCAGGCGGCCGAAGCCGAGGTTGAGACTGAAGCACCCGCGCCAGCACCAGAACCAGAGGAGGAGGTGCCGGAGGTGCCAAGTGAGGAAAAGAAGAAGGAGAGACCAAAGAGTTTTTGGGCCAGAGTTGCACTCGACACATCATCTGACGACGACGAGTGACCTAAAGAATTTAAAGTCTAAATATGTAATGGATGCATGGTCGGTCCCAAAAGCACCGGGGACCCACACATTGATGAATGGTGGGATCTTGTATGTCCAGGACGAAGACATGGATGCGTTCTTTCAAGTGTACATTGACCAATTGAAAGAACACAAACTATATGTTGTCGAGCAGAAAACGAATATATTTAAATTTTTCGTAGATTTAGACTATAAAGCTCCGGAGAAGTTAAAGGATGAGGCTCTTTTGGCGATTTGTGAAGACATTCACGATGCAATTGGATCACCGGGGCGTTGTTGTATTGCTCGAGCACAGCCCCGACCTGTCAAGGATCCGAGCGGACAACGAGCGTCGTTGATTAAAAGCGGGGTACACATACACTGGCCGGACCTGAAGGTGACGAAGCAGGAGGCGATCACCATGCGGTCCAGGATTTTGCTCGCGCTACCCGAGGTGGAGGAGGTGGATTGGTCTCAGGTGATTGATTCGAGTGTTTACGGTGGTTCTGGTCTTCGGATGTTGTGGTCTCACAAAAAGCCATCCGGTGGCCCCTACATTCCGTGGCGGACACTTGGTGGTGCAGAGTTTTCAAAGGAGCCGAATGTTGAGACTTTGGCTCTGTTTTCGATTCGGTGTTCTGCAAACGAAAAAGCAGACAACCCTGCAGAAGTTTTCCTTGCGAGCGAACCCATCGAAGAGTTTATACAGCGATATCTCCCAGGGCAACGCCGCACGCAGGTGAAGAAGATTCAACGATTCGATGAGGGGAGTGACGCATGGTACGTACAGTCCGATTCAAAGTACTGTGAGAGTATAAGAGCTGAACACAAGTCGAACCATGTTTGGTTCATGTTGAACAAGGGGCGTATCAGTCAGAGGTGTTTCAACGAGGAGTGCAAGGGTTTCGTTGGTTCTGAACATATTCTTCCTCCGAGTATAGTAGATGAGGTCGTTATTGTCGGTAGTCCTCCTGGTAGTGATTTTATGGCTTGTATTTCCGAAAGGAACTCACGGCCAGTTCCTGAAGTACGAACAGGCGGTTCATCCATATTCTGGTCTCGACCCCACGAGCTGGAAGCGTTTCCTAAATAACATGAACCTGTTCAGAGACAAACTCGAAACGGACATCGATCTCTCCGCGCAAGCACTCTACACAGCGGTTGAAAACATTCGGGACCTTGGGTTGGGTATACGGCATGCGGATGACAGTGTATATCAAGACAGACTGAATGACATTGCGGGTGAGCTTGCCTACGAGGGGGAATTTGCTATAAATCAAGTTGCACTCTCTAAGGGTCTTTATTTCTTTCCAAAGTACTTAAACGAGACAATCAAGGATTATCCAGAAGATGGAGCAGCCACCGCCTTCGTCCCCGCAACAGTCCGATCCCACGGTCAGTGAAGTTCGCACTCGGAGTGGGCGCGTGTCCAAGCCACCGACGCGCTATGAGCCGGTTGAGCAGGTGGAGGATGATTACTCGGCCGAAGATTACGACTCGGGTGAGGAGCCTTATGATGTTGACACTGATGGTGAGTCAGACGACTATGAGGACGATGACGACGAAGATGAAGATGCTGACGAAGATGGTAACTTGAAGGGGTTTGTTGTTCCAGATAAAAGCGAGAGTGATTCAGATAGTAATGGAGGAGAGGACACCCCCCCCGTTTCTGTCGTCAAAAAGCGCCGACCCTGAACCAAATGAGTGGCCTGCTCGACAGACGCCTGAACCCATGTTGTTTCGCCCACAAGTCCAACTTCCAACCCAAGACAAGGAGAACCCACTCGATAAACTCAAGAGCAATCCCATCGTACTAGGGATTCTTATTGGGCTTGTCATCGGTGTCGTTCTCACAAATATGCGCCCAGTGATTATCAACCCACCAAAATAAA